GGTGTTAGTGGAGTATAAGCATTACCAGATACGTTACCAGTTTTTTGGAAATACCTTTTACAAAGTTCTAGTTCTTCACCAAATGTCCTATGCTCAAAGGGTGTGGCTTGTGAGCCTATTTCCATTTGCACTCCAGTGAGAAAAAATGTTCTGTCTGTGCTATCAAAGAATGATGATATACCTGCTGCACGATTTGCTGCTGTAGCGTGCCAAGTAGTGCTTAGAGTACCACTTGCATAAGTTGCACCTGAGTGAAGCCAAAAGAACAACCTTAAAGATTTTGCATTGTCATCATCAAAAGCTCCAGTCGTATCAGCAGGAAATGTTAATATTACTCTATTCCAAGATGTTGTAACGCTAAAAGATTGTGATACGAATCTAGTGTTATCAGCATCAAGCAACTCAACAGCGTATGTGGCACTTGCATTACCTTTGACATAAAAAGAAACAGTAACTTTTTCTGCATCACTTGTTCCCTTTTTCATTTGTTGTAAGTCTTGTCCTTCAAAACCTTGTTCAAGTAATAGATACTCTCCTGTTGCTGTAGAGGTATCTGCTGTAGTACATTCTAACTTTAAAGCGTTTGCAAATCCGGGCAAGTCTGTAACTGCAACTTGACTTTGAGTAAGTCTTCCTGCTGTATCATTAGGAAGGGTTGCAAATCTGTCTACTGTAAAATAATCTGCTGAAGCACCTATTCCACTAACACTTGTACTTCTTTGTGCTACATTCATTGCACCATTGATGATAATATTCCTTCGCCCACCAATCTGACCATTGGTTAGGACTTCACCCATCTTTGCTAATTCTGCTGCTTTGGTCATTACTTACTCCTATGAAATCCCTATCATTTTATATGCACCAAATGTAGAATAACTACCTGAATTTACGACTGCATTTCCTGCCGAATCAGCACATTGAACATATGCTTCAATATAATCATCACTATCAAAAGTTATTATTGCACTTACACTAGCAGTTGCAAATCTTGCATTATTACCTGCGAAATTAAAGTGTGCAGATTTATATTGTGAGCCATTTTTATATATGAAAGCATACATATTTTGTAATTCAGAACTATCTAAAGCATTTACACTTAAACAAAGGTACACAAAATATTTTCCTGCTACAGTGGGTGTAAATCTATAATTTGTTGAATGGTCATATTTGCTATCAGTATCTAAAATTTCATTATTAAAAGTTACCTTAGTTGCTGTATTGTCAGATATTGCTTGATTACTAGTCACTTGTGCTTCAAACGCAGGAGCATTAGTCAATTGTATAGAACTAACAGTAGGTATCTGTGTAAAGTTTACAACACCACCACTAGATATTGCCATAGCATCTGTATCACTTGCACTACCTATATTACCACCATCAGCAATCACTAAACCACCACTCATAGTAACTGCACTATCAAAGCTACCCCCTGCTGTTTTGCTTACTGTATCTGCCACCGAAAATACGTCATATACAATGATGACAATCAGGTCTGATTCACTACAAGCTTGTGCCAATACAACAGACGTACCACTGGTGCTTGTATAGTCTGCACTACCTAGCAATACACCATTCTGAAATACATCTATGTAGTTTGTATCTGCATAAGATAGAGTTACACCCTCGCTACTAGCACCAGTAAATGTAGTCTGATTAGCAGTAGCAGTATAGGTGTGAACTCTTCTTACTCCGTTGCTTGGACTTGTTCCTATGTATGGCATTATTTACTCCGTAGGCTTATCAGGAAACTTAAAATCTTTATCACTCATTGACTTAAATGTTTTAGTTATATCTCTAAGTTCTTGTCTGTAAGTTTTCCATTTAGCAGACATTGTTACATCTGAATTTGCTAACCAATCTGTTTCAACTAGTAAGTTATTTCTTTGCTCTCTTAAATCGGCTAAATCTCTATCAGCTTGTCCATCTGTCCAAGCCTTTTCTCTTGCATCTCTAGCTTTTTCTTCTTCAGCAGTGTAGGCAATTTTTTCGCCATTTATCATTTTATATCTTGTCATTATCTCAACCCATATAATTTAAAAACACCACTTGCAATATCGCCACTTGATAAGGAAAATTCAACTCCACTTAATGCAGATTGACCACTGTTGTAATATCCACCTGTGTGTAACAATCTTGCATTTCCGTCTGAATCAGCAGTAATTGAAATACTTGTAAAACATTTAAAATTATCAGTAGCTAGTGGGTCAAAAAGTGTTATTTGAAAATTTGTGTGTTCACCTGCTTGGTCACCTAACTTTTGTCCTCCTGCATTAGCAAATTCTGTATCACCTGCTTCATTTACACCTGTTAAAGTAGATGAATTACTAACACCTTTAATTTGAATTGACTTATGAACACTGCCAGTAATAAGAGAACCACCACTCATAAAGTCTAAATTTAAAGATACTGCGTTGCCAACTGAATGTATATTACTTCCTATAATTTTATAAACCTTAAATGCTGATGTAAAATGACCATCTATTTGTACTTGCCCAACATTACTTGAAACTGTTGAAGTATGCAAAAGAACCATATCAATACCAGTACCAGTAACTGATAGATTACCACCTACACTAGCATTACTACTTATAGTTGCACTATCAACACTAATAGACGTAGGAAATACTGTTGTTATTTGATTGCCAAGATAACCCACTATGTAATCTCCATGATAGATAATGTAATCGATACCTTGTCTGCTACAGAACAATCTACTTGTAATTTATCAGTAGTTTCTAAAACAACCTTATTACCTGATAATATTTCTAATGATGATCCTACTGGGATAGGTGCATCTTTCAGTAAAAATGTTGTTGTGTTTGTAGCTGCTCTACCACCACCACTTGTATCAGATACTAATTTAACATCTGCTGTTACCTGGCTTGTATGAACATTTGCTATGACCATTCCTAACACAACAGTTGTCGTGCTACTGGGTGTAGTGTATAAATCTTCAGGTGTTCCTGCACTTGCAGGCATAACATCGTGAGATACTACTTTAAAAGTGTTTGCCATTTTTTCTCCTTATCCTAAAGCTATTGCAAGTGCTACAGCATTTGACTCTGCCGTTGCTTCTGTTACAGCACCAATGTCACTTATGACTTCACTTGCACTTCTACCTTCTATTGTTGTGCCATTTACTCTTAGAAAGTCATCATCTGCTACACCTGATCCGAAAGTGGCCACATTGCCACTAGATATACCTGATGTTGGTATTTGTGATGTAAGTGCCAAAGTTCCTGCTGTTGTTGGTAAAACTATGCTTATATTACCTGAGAAATCTGAATGAGCAGGAGCAGTAAGTTGTGCGTAATGTGCGTTTGCCGATTCACAGTAAAACCTAACATAAGACTGTGAGCCACCATTCTTGATTGATATTGCACCCTGAGATATATCAACACCAGTTGATCCATCTATTCTGACAACACCACTACCATTTGGACTTAGTGCAATGTTGCCATTTGACACAGAAACAATATCATTACCATTTACATCTAAATCCCCACCTAACTGTGGGGAAGTGTCCTCAACAATATTTGACATAGTACCTGCTGCAAGACCTGATACTAAAGAGTTTCTTGTTATCTTTTTTAAACCACCACCAGATGTATCAACTGCAACTAAAACATCGTCACTTGCCACACTTGTTATTTCAGACAAAGAAGTAATCGATACTGGGTTAAAGTTTGTACCATCAGCAATCAGTAAGTGACCTGCTGTGTTTGTTCCCATAGTTAGGTCATCGCCACTTATAGTAAGATCACCAGTAATTGTTGTATCACCACCAACTGTTAGATTACCTGCTACAGCTAATGTTGAGTCAGCCACAGTAGCATTTGGTGTATGGGTTAGATAAGTTACAAACGATCCACTGATTTTACTACCAAGAGTAAGTGTGCCACCATCAGCAATACTTAATTTGTGTTGGTCAGCATTGTCATCACCCTGGTCAGATTTTAAGACTATACCTAATGCAGCACCTTCAACATTGGCAGCTATTTCCAAACTGTCATTTGTGGTTTCGTCATACTGCAAGGTTATGTCAGAGTTTGTTCCAAGTGTAATCTTTTGATTATCAATTATAGATATACCTGCTGCAAATGGTATTGTAGCTGTGGCTGTCTGTGTACCATCCTTTAATAATGCAGTTGATAAACCTGTGGCAAAACCATCTAGTTCCTGGTCAAACCTATCGGCTCTAATTTTGATGCCATTATCTCTGTCATCTGTCCAATCAAACAGTCTTGAAAATGTACCACTACTGTATGCCATTACAATGGCCCTCCTGGTAAAAAGTGAAAGTTACTATTTATTATGCTTACAACCTGCGTTGATGATGCCACTTTAATTCTCAAAGAAGCTGATCTACCAAGCGATCCTACTGCTTTTCTTTTCTGTATTATTCCTGCTGCGATTGTATCACCCCAGAAATCTAAATCCCATTCTGCTTCATCCCAAGCAGCAACCTCTGAATCAAATGACCCAGTTGATAAATTAATGCCTGATGGTGTTCTTTGATCTATAGCCAAACCAAAATCAAATGCCACATCACCTATGGCTTCAAATGTAGGCGCAATACTTGAGAACCTTTTCAGGCTCGATCTATCGCCAAAATAATTAAAAGCAAATGATACGTCAGCAGTAATGGCTGCTGATAAGTCTGCGACACCACCTATCTTATAAACTCTACCATCTGTTGTTCCAAAATATGTATCACCATTAAAGTTTGCAAAAACATGAGCAGGTATATTTTGAAATACTGACCAAGCCCTTGTTATTGGATTAAAAACGTGTTGATTAAATGTATCTGTTGCATCACCTGTGGGATAATTAAAATATACCTTTGAGCCATCAGCAGAAACGTGTATTTGCCAACCAGTAGAACTACCTGTCGTAGCAACTTGGTTTATGACTGTACCTCTTATCTTTTCACTTATAGCTGCTGCCCTGTTACCAACTAAGTCTTGTCTAAAAACCTGTGATAAAGGTAAATAACCTTCTTTTGTTATAATTATTAAATCACCACCAAGTTTAGCTATGGCTCTTGGCTCATTGATAGGCTCTGCTATTCTAAATGTACCAACCAATGCAAAACTAGATGCGCTTGGATCAGTACCAGAATAAACCAATACCTCACCACTACTCATTATCAAGGTAAGAAGATCATCTATTCCCTCACCACCATCTTGTGTCAAAACACCAATCTGTATTAAGTTACCACCAAATGTACCAACCAAACCTACAGGAAACTTGGTAAAATTACCCTGGTGCGTATCAACACTAGCCGAATAGTAAAAGTTCTGATCTGTGCCTGTAAAATAATATAATCTATTCTTGTAAGCCGTAACACCCTTTAGTGTTGATGCACTAGCACTATCTGACAAGGTTATACTTAGGTTTGATGCTGAACTGCCATTCCAACTAAAGGGTGTATCTGTACCATTTACAAAAATGGTTAAACCATTAAATTCAACTGTCTGAAATCTACCATTTGATAGACCTGTTTTTTTACTTACTGCACTACCTGAATCTATCTGATATAACGTGCCGTTTGATCCTATAGCCAATAACTGTCTGTTTGCACCTGCAAAATGTTCAACTAATGTTTCGACATTGCCTGTGCCAACACCAGTGCAAAAGCTGCTAAAACCCTCTCTTGTTGTTATCTTTTCCACAGTTGGAAAAAAGTTACTCATTACTATGGCATCTGTTTGTGGCATAGCATCCAAGCTATCTCTTGAATTCAAACCACCAAAAGGTGCAGGTATGTTTACAGACCTAACATTATATCTGTTTGCTGATCTTAATGGTTGTAACATTACACACTACCAAAACCAGAGTCAGGCAGATTAAAACTGTAGGGGCTAACCCTCAATCGTCTTGCATCATCAAAACTTATAACTGGTGATCCACCTGATCGTGACACAGCCTGTCTTAACTCTAATTGGTACTGTCTGTAATCTTCAGCAAAATCCAAGCCGTGCATCTGCTTAAATCTCCAGGTAACACCCATCTCAATAAGCAGTTCATCTAGTATGCCTGTGTCTGTATCAACAGTAAAAGCAGGCTGTGATGTACCATCTGTCTTTTGATTCCAATGAGAACTTACATATTCAAAACCTATTGTTTCTGTTGCAGTAGGTGTTGGTGTAATGTCAAACTTCAAAGCATTAGAACTAGACTTCAATCTAAATCTTTGTGTAATACCTGCACTTGCTGTTCCATGCCTGTCTAACTGATATTGCTGTGGTGTAAGTGGCCCAGTAAACTTATCTGTATCTGTTCTGTTAAAAGCTGTGTCACCTACAAACCTGTCAAAATCAGTTGGCAGTGCATAAGACTGTGTGCCATTAGATGTAGAAAACGTATGTTCTTTTAATAATATTGGCCAACTATGTGACCTCATAAGCTGCTTACCCTCACGTTGCGCCAAAGCTAACAACTGCCTAGCCGTTGGTGAGGTATTACCGATTATTGTTGTTTCTCTCTCAAAACCTGTAAAATCAGCTACGTTCTGACATATCGTTAGTAGGCTCATCTGGTATTCCTAAATTAAGTGGTTTATGTACTTTTTCTTGTTTAGGCTTAGAATTAGTTGATAGTTCTGCAATACGTTGTAATTCAACATACGGCTCACCTATTGTACGCAAATGTTCTATATCGGCTTTTGCCAACTGTTCAACAGTCTCAATACCAATCAGTTCTAATTCTATTCTTCTAGGCTCTGACATAGCAGGCAGTTCTTTCAATGAAGTACCTTTTGGCTTTGCCTTGCCTTTTGTCTTTTTGTAGGCTTCCCATTGTTCAGGAAACCTAGATAAATCTTCAGGTCGTACAGGACATTCAAAAACATCCTTCATACCCTTAATCGTAATTCTTACAAAATCACGCATCTTACCATTGAACTCACGTTCATAGAATTGTGGTTCTACTGACATTTAATCCCTCCAGATTAGTTAGTAAGGGGCAAGTTGCCCTGCCCCTAGTTTTATTTACATAGGAAAATCACAGATTATTTCTTTATCTGAAATGTCTCCTGCAAATGCACAAACATGGCTTGTGACATCGGCAGTAACGTCTAGCTTTCCATCAGATGAACCAGTTGGTGTTAGTGGATCACCATCTGCACCTGCTGTTAGTGCTGCTGCCATTGTTGCAGGGCCTTTGATTTGTACCCAACAAAATTGTCCATCTGTCGGTGCTGATTGCAGAATACCTGCTCCGATTTCTACAGAATCAGATAGATCACTTGTGACCTTGAATGTCTTGTATCCATCCAATGTGTAGTAATATGCTGCATTACCACTTGCTGCTGCTACACTACCTGATCCAGTATCATACTGAACATATTTGTATATTCGTGTACCATTGGTCTCATCAATGATAGCACCTAACTGACCTGGCTTAAACTCTGCTGTGTCAGCTACGGCTGTTGGGTCAATACCCATTACTGCTGCTATTGTCATAACAACTTATCCTTTCTTTCTAATTAATGTTAAACGTGAATAACACCCTGTAAGGCTCTGTTACTTATGGTTAAATTACCACTGAAGAACATCGGTGTTACCATTGCGTCCTGATTGACACTCATCTTAGCTTCACCAGGAACAAAGTTTCTGTTAGCTGCGACTTCCAATCTCAAGTAATCTGTATTTAAGAAATACATCTTATTTGTTGGACAAGCATCATCAAAGATCACGTCTGAATTAAGATACTGAACACTTGTAAATCCAGAGTTTGCTAATGTATCAGATGTAACTCTCTGAATAGCCTGTAATGAGCCTAAAAAGGCTTTATAGGCATTTGCATCAGCCATAATTAAGTCTGGGCTATCTGCGCCACGAACTAAACTCAAATAGATATTATTCATATCTGATTGTATGTTTGCCGTACTAAATGCAGAACTTGTTGCAGTAATCTGTGCATTTTGGAAAAATGTA